AATAGTTACGCTATTAGATTCAGAAGTTGTATTTAATGTAATTACAGTTGGAGTATTTGCTGCAGATAAAGTCTGAGTTGTTGTGTCATAAAATGACCCGTAATAGCCCAATGCTCCGCCAGCACCTGTTGCACCAGTGGCACCTGTTACGCCTGCACCAGTATTACCTGTTGCGCCAGTTGGACCTGTATTACCAGTTAATCCTGTTGGGCCTGTTGGGCCAGTATTTCCAGTTGAGCCTGTGTTTCCCTGAGCACCCGTTGGTCCTGTAGACCCTGTGTTACCAATAGCGCCAGTGGCACCAATGGAACCAGTAGAACCAGTATTGCCGATAGCACCTGTTGCACCCGTGTTTCCCTGAGAACCTGTATTGCCTTGAGAGCCTGTCGCTCCAGTAGCCCCTGTAGGGCCTGTGTTGCCCTGTGAGCCTGTATTACCCGTTGCCCCAGTATTACCTGTGGCTCCAGTATTTCCTACCGCTCCAGTAGGTCCTGTTGGACCTGTTTGACCTTGCGAACCAGTAGAGCCAGTAGAGCCAGTATTACCAGTGTTACCAGTGCTACCCGTGTTACCTTGCGCACCAGTTACTCCTGTTGACCCAGTGGGTCCAGTAGACCCTGTGCTGCCAGTACTACCTGTAGGTCCATTAGAACCTGTGGGTCCTGTTGAGCCTGTAGAGCCTGTGCTTCCTGTATTGCCTGTGGAGCCAGTTGAGCCAGTCTTTCCTTGGCTGCCTGTAGCACCTGTGGCGCCTGTAATACTTGGGCCTGTAGGTCCTGTTCCACCTGATGCTCCTTGAATTCCTTGTGGACCAACTGGTCCAAGTTCAATAATGAGGGGTTGTACAGACCCAACATTGTATACGTTTGTAGTAAGTGGAATCTCAACAACGGAGATTGAGTTTACATCAATCGCCATTATTGAGTCACGCTTGCATTAATAATAAATGCACCTAAGAGAATTTTATAGACAATCCCGCCAGGGCTTGTAAGATTTAAGTCATAATTGTAGTTGCCAACTGCCAGTGCCGCAGTTTGGGCAGCAGTCAAAGTGAGGTTAACAGTACCAAGCGCAGGGGTAAGTGTAATGCGTCCATTGGCTGTTGAAAGTTCAGTGATGAGGTTATTGCTGACGTCCCGTACCTGCATATCAGCGGTGTAGCCAGTAAGGTCTACAGGAAGGTTATCAACCTTCCAAGTTGGAGAGAGTTGAAATGTGGTACCTGTATAGACAGTGATGTTATAGCGTCCTGGATTCACGTCTCTCCTTAAATGGTTGTGATTAAAGCGCCGTAACCAGCGTTTGTAAGAATATTTTTTTCAACTTCTGTAATGTTATAGATATGGCCACCCTGATAGCAATAGTCAGCATCTTGGGTTTGGTCTACACCTGGTGTGCGGAGACGAGTTACTGCTGTTCCATAAACAAGAAGCGTGTCTCCTCTGGCAATACGATAACGCCACATTAAACGTCCAAAGCCACCTGGTGTTTCATCAACTGTTGGGGGCGTAAATTGGTATGCCATAAATCTCCTTGTTAAAGGGTCAAGCCCCCTTAGTTTTTATTTAAGAGGGCTTAACCTTTACTTAATTACTAAGCGTTGTGGATTGAAGAAGTTGATTCAATACGCACAAGTGATGCGTCACGGTAACGTGACCATCCTAGTACGCCGTACCATCCGATTGGACGGAAACGCATCAACTTATCAACGACTGGTCCGAAGATTACGTGTGGCTCTTCAGCAACCGCTTCAGCAAGTGCTTGCTTACCAGCAAGTAGTGTACGGAATACACGTACGCCACCTGTTGCGTTTACGTATGAAGATGTACCGAAGGTACCAGATGCTGAACCAGAACCTGTACCATCAGCGAAGTTCGCCATACGTGGAGACTCTACGAACATTGCACCTTCGTAGGTTCCAATTGTTCCTGGCCAGAACTCAGATGAGCCTGTCTCAGAATACTTGTGGTCATCGCGCCAAGCGTTTGCGCCTGTCTCTGCACGCAAGTCGTGTGAAACTTCTGGGTGGATACCACACCAGTAGTATTCGCCTTGACGTGGAACAGCCTTGTTGGCACGCAACTTAGCAACACCTTGACGGATTGCAGCAGCCTTGATGTAGTCAGTTCCGAGGATTGACTTCTGTGTTGTTCCGTTTGTGTATGTACCTGCATAGGTAGATACGAGTGAGCCATTGACTGTAGCAATTGCGTTTGGTCCACCAACGAGGGTAGCCAATGCAACTGTGTCAAGTGAGTCTGCCATATTGAAGGCAATGATGTCAGCGATTGCTGGGTCAACATCAGAAAGTGAGAAGAGTTCCAACTTGCGTGTAGCAAGAGAAGCGTTTCCGTATTCCTGAAGTGTTACAGTAATCGGTGTTGTGTTTCCAATTGCAACTGCATCTGGGTCAGTTGTTTCTGACAGTGCTGTTGTTGCTGGAGATAGGTCTGTGTAAATCTGGAAGACTACAGAAGAACCTGGCATTGCTTGTTGTACTGGACGCTTGTCTGCAACATCGCGAACTAGCGGTACAGCACGGAGAGCGAATTCAACATAACGGTCATACGCGGTTTGTACTAGGTAGTTACCTAGGGAGCCGCTGGATGTATCTGTATATGCGTTGCTCATTGTGTCACCTCTTTCTTAAGGTTTGTGCGGATGGATTATTTGCCGCGAAAACGTGTAGACGGATTGCCAGTTAACGCATTGAGTTCGTCTATTGACTTTGCTCCTGCTAATTTCGCCGCAATATCTTGGTCACGGCTAGGAGTGTTTGCGTTTGCTGTGGCAGCATTGATTCGTTGATACGAAGCAACATTCGCCTGTTGTTCTTCATCGGCTTGAACAGTCTCTGCGGTTTTGGCGAAGCCGAATACATCGGCATTCTCCGTTAGCCAAGCATCAATCTGTTCTGGCGTACTGACGTCGCCTGGTATAAATTTGGCTACCTTGTCAGGTACGCCTTTCTGTGCCAATACTTCTTTGACGGAGCGAGAACGAAGGTCAGATTGAATATTAGCCAATTGCTCGGCAAGTTCTTTCTTTTCTTTCTCGGCACGCTTCAATGCCTTGCGAAGATTCGCAGGACCATTAGCATCTTGTACTTCTTCGGTGACATCAAAGTCATCGTCTTCATCATATTGGTTTGCCATTTGGCACTCCCTTTCATTGTCGGATGCGCAGGCCACAAGTCATCTCAGGGGAAAGATGGTTGGCTCCCACTCCCAGTCTTTAATACACGTTATCGGTGCTGGTCAGCCGTAACGGATTCTATTTGTTAGGAAACGCCTTCTTCTAGTTGTGAGATGCTTCCCTTACCTACTCCAGATGAACCAGAGAATTGAGAAACTTCTTGCATTCTTAGACGGTCAAGTTCTGCTTGTGCATTAACGGAACCAGTAGTTCCAAAGGTTGCTGCTTGTAGTGCCTGACCTACATCACCTGCTGGGCCGTATGCTCCATAGCGCGTTGCTAATGATTGAGTGTTAGGCAATTGAGATGCAATGTTTTGGAATCCTTGATTTGCTTGCGCTTGTGTAACGCCTAGTCCAGACAACTGTTCTGCCTGTCCTTGTCCTACGTTTATTCCGTAGCGTGCAGACTGAGCACCAATTTGAGCAGCACTAATTTGCTTCTCAATGATTGGAGTTGCCACTGATGGGTCAAGTACGTGAGCAATCATATCTGCCTGTGTAAGTCCGTAGTACTGCTGTAACTGTTGAGTTACTAGTGGGTCAGTATTATCCACTACTTGCTTGGCAGTTGAGACGCGTGTGTTCAACTCAGTTGGGCTAACATCTGCTGAAAGCAACTTGGTAAAGACATCTTTGTTGGTAGCAAAATCTGAACTTAGTCCGTATGCCTGCATAACTTGAGCATAAGATTGCTCAGTTGAAATATATTGACCTGGGCTAAGAACTGGTAGACCAGCCTTTAGACGGGCAGCATTTGCTGGAAAACGTTGTTGGAAAGCAACAGCAACTGGGTCCTTGCTGTTTGGGTCCTGAGCGATTAATTGAATAGTATCTGATGTGTAACCCTGTTGTACTAGGTTAGTTACGCCTTGAGCAATATCAGCAGATAGTCCATAATTTTGAAATGTAGTTGTTAGAAATTGAATTGCATTCTGCTGTGTTTGTGCGGCAGTTGCTTGAGCACTTGCGGTCTGTGCTGCTGTTGTAGCCTGAAGGTCTGCTAATTGCTTTTGTAGGGCAGCAAGTTGAGCATCTGTTGAAGAACCAGTTGCGCCACTTGCACCTGTTGAACCAGTAGGTCCAGTAACACTAGCGACTGGTGTGTATTTTGCTGGATTAGCACTACCATCCCAATTATAAGTAGTTACGGTATAACCTATTACTTTGCCAGTAGGGTCTACTGTTGGCACACTAGTTGGTGCTGGGGTTGCGTAAAAATTTCCCGCGCTACCTAATGGAGCAGAACCTGCAGCAACAGGTCCAGCCATTGTCGCACTTCCTGGCGCTTTTGTGCCATCTGGAAGAACAATTGCGCCAGCGGGTGTTGCATTAAAAAATGTACCTGGTGTTACTGGAGTTTCTGGCGCATTAGCGGCTTGCTCTAATTGTTGCTCTACTTGTCTATCTGTCATTGCCATTAGGACATCAACCCCCAAGACTTAAGCATATTTGTACCTGCGGCACTTAATGTATCCATAGCATCCTTGCTCACAGCCCAACGTGGGTCCTGCATTACCATCTTCTCAAAGTTCCATAACGGAATACCTGCTGGCTTTGTAGGGTCTGTACCCTGCAATCCTTGATTGAGAAGTTTATCATCAAGAGTAATTGATGCAGAATCAACACCCAACTTAGTTGCCATTGTTTGAATGTATGGCTGAGCAATTTGCTTTACTGTTAAGCCAGCATCAATTTGGCTACCCCAGGCAGCGTACTTGCTCTTAGCAAGGTTCTTAATTTGGTCAGTCCAGTATTGCTCTGTAGTTGCACCATCGGCAACAGAAGCCGCAGCCTTATTAATCCAGTCTTGGTTATAAGCAACACCATAATCAGCATTGGCTGTAGCAATGTTATTACGAGTGGTAGCGGCTTGACCGCCAACAATGCCAGTGATGTACGGCTGACCTGTTGAATCTGTACCGCGAAATAGTTCTAATGTTCCAGCAGAATTTGGCGTAAGTCCAAAAGCCATAGCCTTCTGAGCAATAGTATTAAGAGTTGCATCGCTTACTTTTAAGCCCTGTTGTGTAGCATAATTGCGCAGGGTTGGAAGCCATTGTTCATTTAATGTCGTTGTGTAAACGCCAGGCTGATTAACGCGCATTTCCTCATTGGTAAATGCAACAGAACCTGTATTCTTGTAAAAATCTGTATCGTATAAAGCATTTAGTGCAGCGGCATAGTTTCCAGAAACATAAAGGTTTCGTACTTGCGCAAGTTCTGGATGGGCAGCAATCATTGCTTCTGTAATACCAACAAGCATTGGGTCTGCTGTAGCGCCAGTTGCAGCAGATGGTGTTATAGGTAGTGGTGTTGGCGTGCCTTGTACTGGTCCTTGAGGAGCAGAAGGTTGTGTTGGAGTTAATGCAGAGGTTGGTAGACCTAGTGCTGCCGCAGATGCTGCGGTTGATTGCGTCTTACTAGCCATTTGCTAAACCTCCTGCTGCTGAAATACCAGACTGCATAGCCTTTGATAGCCACCCAGAAAAGTTAATGTTTTGCATACGTTGGTATTCAGGCCTTTGTTCTGCTTGCTGTGTAATAACACCTTGCTCATCAATACCACCAGATGTAGTGGTTTGAGTAACAGTACCCGTGCCTTTTGGTACAGTTTTTGTTATTGTAGGTTGAGCCTTTTCTTTAACATTAAGTTGGTTTGCTATGTCTTTTAGGTCAGCAGCAGTTGGAACCATACCAAGTTTATTAACATAAATTGTTTCAGCAATTGTACGAATAGCATCTGGAGTATAGGTTCTAGTGCTGATATTTGTAGATGGTGCAGTAACTGTTGTATCGGTTCCGCCACCTGCAGCCTTAAACTGAGACATCCATTCATTTGGGTCCAT